CGACTGCGACTGGTCGATGAACGCACCACGATCGGCCGCCATCTCGATGATCGACTTTTGCGGAATCTCCCAGACAGTCCTGTAAATCTCCTTGAGACGGTCCGGGATGTCAAGCGTCTGGACCGAACCGCCCTGACGCACAATCTCCGTCTTGATGTCCGGGCTCCACCTGCCGATACTCTGCAGATCCTTGATGAGGTGCTTGTTGATCATTACAAACTCGCCAGCCAGGGTCCGACGCAGGTAGATGTTGGTCGTGTACGGCTCGAACGCCTCGTTATTCCCAAGAATCTGCGCGGTCGATGCGGTCGGCATTGGCGCGACCAGCAGCGAGTTCCGAAGCCCATTCAATCGAACCAGCTTCTCGACATCCTCAAACCCCTCGGGCATCTTGTCCCACATATGATACTGGAACAGACCCTTGGATGCGGGAGATCCATAATAGGTCTCGTAGGGACCATCGACACCGGCCAGCTCAGCGGACGCTCGCAAGGCACCCAAATAGATAACCTCAAATATGTCCTGGTTGAGCTTGCGAGCCTTGGGCTCGTCGAACGAGAGCCCCATCATCATGAAGACGTCCGCAAGTCCCTGGACTCCGATAGCAATCGGACGGTGCCGAAGGTTCGACTTCCGGGCCGCCTCGGTAGGATAGTAGTTCCGGTCAATCACACGATTCAGATTACGAGTGACAATCTCGGCGACCCACTGAAGCTTCGCAAAGTTGAAGCCCGGACCATCCTCCACACCGAACCTGTACGTCTTGGGGATTATGAACGCGGGCAGACTGATCGAGGCCAGGTTGCATACGGCCGTCTCGTCCGGACCAGAGACCTCCATGATTTCCGTACACAAATTGGAAGACTTGATGGTACCAATGTTTGCCTGGTTCGACTTGGTGTTGACCGAGTCCTTGTAGCACATATAGGGAGTCCCCGTCTCGACCTGAGACTTGAGGATAGCCTCCCAGACGGTCCGAGCCTTGACGCACTTCCGGAAGCGCCCCTGGTCAACGTACTGCTGATACAACTCGTTGAATTTCGGACCATAGACGTCTGGAAGACCAGGGCACTCGTTGGGGCACATCAAGTGCCAGTCTCCGTCCTCCTCCACACGCTTCATGAAGAGATCAGGGATCCACATTGCCGTGAAGAGATCGCGGCAGCGCATCTCCTCGTCTCCCTGGTTCAGACGGAGCTCCAGAAACTCCATGATGTCGGCGTGCCAAGGCTCCAGGTAGATGGCGAAGGAGCCCTTGCGCTTCCCGCCACCCTGGTTGACATACCGGGCCGTGTTGTTGAAGACGCGCAGCATCGGTACGATGCCGTCGGCGACTCCGTTCGTACCCTTGATCTTGCTACCGTTTGATCGGATATTCGAACAGTGGACACCGATACCTCCAGACCACTTGGAGATCTGTGCACACTCCTTGAGAGTGTCGTAGATGCCCTCGATGCTGTCATCCTTCATCGCCACCAGGAAACAGCTTGACATCTGGGGCCGAGGCGTTCCGGCGTTGAATAGAGTCGGGGTTGCGTGCGTAAAGTACTTTTGGGACATGAGGTCATAGGTCTCCTGGACCTTGGCGTGATCGTAGCCGTGGATTCCCAGAGCGACTCGCATGAAGAGGTACTGGGGCGTCTCACCCTCGTTCAAATAGCCTTTCTGCAAAGTCTTGACTCCGAAGTATCCAAAAAGATAGTCTCGCTTTGGGCGGATCCACGAGTCCATCTCGAGCGTCAGAGACTTCATAAACTCATTCGATACGATACCCTTGGTGTAGAGAGCGAGCATGGCATCACTGAATGTTTTTGGGCAGTTCTTCTGAAGGTTCGAGACAGTCACGCGCATCGCGAGTGTCTCATAATCAGGGTCCTCTGTGATCATCCCGATGGCAACCTCAGACGTCAGGTTGTCAATCTCTGCAGTGGAGATCCCGTCATACATGGATGAGAATACCTTCTGGGCAACCTTGTCAGGCTGAACATTCAGGGTCTTGAACTCTGGCTCTGAATTTAGTTTTGAAATTCGCTTGGTCACCTTGTCGAAGAGCATCTCCTCTGGTTGACCATCGCGCTTGAGGACCTTCATTTGTAAGAGGAACGGTCAGTTTTTTTATGTAGGTCTATCTCAATATGGAGACCTATGATCTCAAGCCGATTCGCCTGAGCCTTCCGACACCCCTTGGTAACGCCTTCTTTTCCGATTTCAACCGGGCGGGAATTCAGCAGTCTATTTCCTCGGCCATCAAGGACCAGACGGGATATGATTTAGATCCCCAGAATGACGGGGATGTCCAGTCCATGATGCGAGTCGTCTACACGGACCTGGTCAATGATCCGAATACGAACGTGCGGAGTCAGGTCGCCGCCATGAACGCGGAGGTGATCAAGCGCGCAACCGCCACCATCTCGACGGGGATGCTTCAGCAGCTCGTGTACTTGCGCGACATCTCCGAGAACCCTGTGCCTCTCCCGATTCCCGTCACCACCAGCACGTATGGTAACAAGCTTCCGAGCAACTTCAAGTTTGGAATTTTCTAGGATAATATAAATGAGGGCCCTCGACGATATCCTCTTTGGTTTCCTCATATTCTTTGCGATCGAGCGCCTCATCCGTATTTTCAGTCTGATGGTGGTCGGCCCGTGGATCGAGACAAAGACGCCCAAGGAGAACCGGATCGAGAGCGCCAAGCTCTTTGCGGAGTTTGTTCTGCTCGTCTTTTCGATCATGATGGTCTACAGATTCCGGAAGCAACTCGCACGTATCACCGCTTAAGGACTGACGGCTCTTCAATCATAAGAAATGAATCAGTTTCGTGATGAGACAGCGAGCCTCTGTAAACAGAAGGGATGGGACAAAGCGCCAGTCAGCATCGTATGGATGCTTCTGAATGAGGAGATGGGCGAGCTTGCATCAAGTATCAGGCAGAAGCACAGGATATACAAGAAGACCGGGCTCAAGAAGGACCGCGGCACGGATGTAGTGATGGAAATGGGTGACGTGTTTAGTTATCTTTTCCAGCTGGCCCATATGCTCGATGTGGATCTTGATGAGATGTGGGAGCTCCACAAGGTGAAGATGAAAACCAAGGCGTACAAAAATAATGTAAGCACGTAATAGAATGGCTTCGGCGCTTATGATTGATGACCGTCTTCAGATTGACAAGTTCAATATCACGACGTTCACAGGGGACTATGGGATCAACCACGATGGTTTCCGCAAGGATGTCTTTATCGATGGGTCATACACGCGCGCTATCGACGAGACGCCAACGGACTATACTGACGATCTCCAGGTCAAGCCGAAGGATCTGTCCGGGAACGTTTTCCTCAAGACCATCGACCCAAACTATGCACCCCACGCAATGTTCCCGACGCGTAAAATGGAGTACTCGGACGGTACTGTGACGTGGTACCGCCCCGAGCTTCCGTGGAGCTGGATGGGCGCACGTAGTCAAACTCCTGGAACCTTTAAGATTACAAAGGATTTCAGGAGCGTGTTGATTACTATGGTCGTTTTGGCTATTATCGCGTATATTCTGAGGAACCTTAAGTGATCGGCGCCACCTTTGCCGCGACCATCTTGACCAATTGTGTTTTTAAATTATCACGATCCTTCTGGATACGTGTACTCAACTTTGGGCACTCGTGCGCCTCAAGTTGAATACATCTGGTACAAAACTTGCCTTGACATTCCTTGCACGTAAGCATCTTTGGCTTGTGCTTACACTGGAACATCCTCCTCTATAATATCACAACTCATTTCTTCCTTAACCCCCTCGACCCACGGCACAGGATCGTCGATGATCTCGCACAGGCCAAACTCGCGGCCCTTGACAATACGGTCCCATGCGATACGCATCGCGGGGAGATTCTTAGCGAACCACTCGCGATCGCGCTTCACTCGAATGACCACATACTCTTCAGGAGGACCTGGTTTGTATTGAATGAAATCGCACTCCTCGAGGTCCGTAATCTCTAGTTGGAGTTGGACTTGTGGCAAGTAGTACGAGGGAACCTTCTTCTCAATCTTGCGAGTTAAAGGGCACTTGATCTCGATGAGAAGACCATCCTCTGTGACCCCATCGGGTGAAGCGCCCAGCCAAGGGTACTCACGGTGCTGAACTAGCCCAATCTCATGGGACTTGCGACCAGTCTTCTCGTCGTACATGTCTCGGACCATAGGCTCAAGGGCCGTACCGTGAGCCGTAGCAGCGTTGCCGGCCCACTTGGTCCTTAGGACCTTCTTTTTTACAAATGAATCAACACTTTCGTATCTGTTTTCGCCTATAGCGCTCGCGACATCACTCGCCGTGATCATTTGCTCGCGCAAGTCTAACCACTCCTGAGATCTTTGTTCGGCATATACAGCGCTGATGAGCTCACGGGCTCTCGCTTCGAGGTGCGACATTTCTTGGGATCGTCTTATTCTTAAAACGGGGATCAGTCTTAAGTACAATTTCGGCCGCATTCTGTTCGGCCTGTTTCTTCGTCAGCGCGAAACCAGATCCGCAGTCCATTCCGTCCACGACGACCGTGATGAAGAATTGACCGTTGACCTGACTGACCAAACGATAGTCGGGTAGATCAAACTTGAGAGCCTGACACCATCGCATGAGCTGATCTTTGTAGTTGTCATCGACGAGTGACGTAGTCACCTTTGTGAAAGACTCGAGGACAAACTTTTTGGCGTGAACCATCCCGAGATCCAGATAGATGGCACCGACAAGCGCCTCGAACGCATCCTCCATAATGTGCTCGTTGGTGTTCCAACCGTTCCTTTCGCCCTTCTCATCCATCAAGATGAGCTTGTCGAGGCCGAGTACCTTGGATATTTCGCACAGGGTCTTGCCACGGACCATCTTCGTGCGCGCCTTGGTCAGAAAGCCCTCCTGTTCCTTCTCGTGGAGGTCAAAGAGGTGCTTGGTGATGATGAACCCGAGGACAGAGTCGCCCATGAATTCGAGAGTTTCGTACGAGCCCGTGAGGCCAGTGTACCGCTTCAACGCGCTTTTGTGAGTGAAAGCCCGTTGATACAGTTCCATAGTTTTGATTTTTGTTCCGACCAGAGTGTTCAGGAGATCCCTGGACAGGACCGGAGGTGCTATTTTTTCATCCATTGTGTGTTTAGAATAAGTGCGACCTGTTTAAGCCACTCTAGGCAGTCGCCTTGGCAACCTTGGGACGCAGCTTCTTCTCCTTCGGAGCCGCAGCCTCCGTCGCTCCCTCCACAGGTGCCACCGCGGGAGCCGGAGCCTCCTTCTTGGCCCGGGGCTTCTTCTCCGGCGCGTTTGGGTCCTTCAGGTAGTGAGGACCCAGGAACTTCTGGAGGTTCAGAAAGCTCACCTGGATACCCTCCGGCACATTCAGCAGTGCCTTCAGGGGTGCGTCCAGAGTAATGAACTTGCCCTCCTTGAGGCCCTTCTCAGTCACATACACGTTCACGCGCTTGGTCACGTCGGTGCGACAGATCTGCTCAGTCTCAGCCAGACCCAAAAAGGCCCGAAGCTCCGGGGACACATCCCGGGGCTTGTTGAAGCCATTGTTCTTGGAACGCTCAGCCTGCTTCTCGCCGGTCGGGTCCTCGATGTGCGTGCGGATCTTGCGAACCTCCTTACGGAGAGCCTTCATCTCCTTCATCAGAGCATCGAGAGTCACGGGAGAATCGGCGGTAGAGGCCATTTTGTACTCTACTCAAGGTCCGCCTCTTTAACTAGAAGAAACACGAGAGAATCAAGACCAGTACAAGAGGTACAATTGCAATCAATAAAAGTTTCCAAATAGGTAAAGACAGTGCATCGGGACTTCCTGGACCCGCAGGGACAAACGGAGCTCCTACAGGTGTCGGTTGATTACTTGTCTGAAGGTTGTTGCCGTATCCAGGTGGCAGGGATACACCCATTGAAGGCCTGTTTTCAATACCAGCTGGAATTTTGTTCAAATTGTCGCAAGTTTCAAAGCAGCATCCAGTATCGCAGCTGTACAGAAGACCATCAACCTTGCTTATGTATCCACATATTGTTGAATATCTGTCGAACGGATCTGCCAGACACTGACAATCTTTCAGGATGTACTGAGCGCCGCACGTCTTCGACATCTTCTAAAGTTAAAGAATATTTTTGTATGTATCGTACAGATGGAGTACGGAAAGCCCCAGAAGCTGCCTGATGGTCGGTATTTTCTGAAGATTAATGGAGCTCAGCGTCAGGTGAACGGCCTTGTGCTTCAGGATGATTTGTCGACCAAGTCTGTGAACTTCAAGGTTCCCGAGGGGTCCCAAATTTTCTCACCAATTGATGAGGAGCTCCTGACCCAGGCCAAGGCGTCCAAGGTTGAGTGGTTCGGCAAGGAGCTCAGCGACGAGACGATCCAGACCGCATTTCAGGAGAGTGTGACGGACTCTGTGCTCGGTGCGAGTCTCGCGGCCGTGCGCGGCCAGGTGGTCACGGTCGCATTTGATACCCAGAAGAACTCGGTCGAGCTCCAGGACGTCAAGGCGGGCGCGACGGTCGATGCGCTCCTCGAGCTCTCGGGTCTGTGGTTTCTGAAGAAGTCGTTCGGTCCCGTGTGGCGGGTTCTTCAGGTGCGAGTCCGCGGAGTTTCCAGGCCGGTCGTCAAGACGGACTATGCGTTCACGGACGAGCCCGAGGCTGAGGACGATCCGGCCGATTATCTGGATTAGACGGGCACTTGCGTAACAAGGCCTCGGCCGCAGGCCACCCTTTGACGTCCCAGCCCAAGTCCCCTTCGGGACCAGGAAAAAAAAGTAGGCACTAAGTATAAATGAATCGCAAGGGACTCGCCATCGTGGTTCTGGTCATTGTCATTTTATTCCTGCTTTTCGGTCCCAAGAAGA